GAGAGAACTTCGATAGATACTTCTTGAAGCTATCAGCTAGTCAATTCGAGAAGCTAGGTAAGCCTATTACAGTATCTCAAGAAGTAGTTAATCTCTTTAATGTTTATAAAGAGTATAACGAGATAGTTAGTAAGTCTATTCTGGAGCAATACCCTATATCTAAGATAGTTCGTATGCACCTACAATGGAAAGCTTTAAAGCTTAGTGGTGCATTTGCTATCTATCACAATAGAGACGAGATACAGCTAGAAGATTATGTCCTAGCTTGCAACTATTGTGAGCTATTAGATGGTTGTATGCAAGAGTTTGAGAGAGAACTAAACAAAGAACCTTATGAAGTCCTAGCAGACTATATGCACCAAAATCTAGTGGATAACAGATGTTTCTTAGATATTCATACTCTTAAGAAACTAGGTTTTATATCAGGTACTAGCAATCTAGAGAAGAAACTAAAAGAGATAGTTATCCTAGTATCTAGCTATGACCTATCTGGTATCTACAAGGCTTTAGAGAATGGTATAGAGTATACTGAGCTAATAAAGACTAATGTCATAGGCATTAGCTACTTACCTTGCTCTGGTACTAAAGCTGAGAGAGCTAAGAAGTGTTCTACAGGGTTTGTCTATAGTGAGACTTCATTTGAAGCTCTAGCTGATATGCTTAAAGGCGATTATGCTTATAGTCCATTTCAGTTCAAGAATGGTATTAGAAGCAAAGAGAACCTAGTAGGAGATACTAAGTGGTTAGCTTTAGATATAGATCATTGTGATTTTACCTATGAGCAAATCCATACCATACTAGGTAACATTAATCATCATATAGTCCAAACTTCTGATAAAAAGAACCTTTATAAGTTCAGATTACTCGTAGAACTAGATAGTCCTATTAACCTACCTGATAGAGAGTTCAAGACATTTGTTCAGTCTGTATCTCAATATCTAGGATTATCGGTAGATCTAGTACCTAAGAGTCAGATATTCTTTAGCTATGCCAATAGAGAGATACTATCAGTAACTAATGCTAAGCCCTTAGAAGTGAGATCACATCTACTGATAGCTAATGACTCTACTAATGAACCTTTCGTTCAGAAGGTAGAGAACCTAACTAAAGCACAACTAACTACTCTGCTAAATAATCCTACATCTACCTTTGTCTATGCCTATGAAGCTAAGCAAGGAGAGGGTAGTCTTAATCTATACAGAGCAGCTAAACACGCTAAGGACTTAGGTATGACTAAAGAGCAAATAGTTGAGTTGATAGAGGATATTAACAATTATTGGGAATATCCTATGGATCACTCTAGATTAGAAAATACAATACTAAATCAGATAAGGAGCTGGAAATGAGTACACCTTGCTTTATAGGCAAAGTAGATAATAAAACAGATGATGTTAGATTTATCTACTGCCACTTTGATGGCTATCCTGAAGATGTAGGTTACATATTAGATACTTACTACAAAGATCACGGTAAGGTAGAAGATCTACTAAATCTAGGAGATATATCTTGCTTGAAAGAGGAAGTATCAGCATCTCCTTCTTATACAGAGAAAGAAATCAAAGATAAGGTTACTGTAGCCTACTTTAGAGATAAAGGTGGGTATTGGGAGAATGTAGCACCTAAGCATACTCAGCTAGCTAACTATGAAAAGGGAGAGGATACGATAGATTATCTTTATCTCTATAAAGATGGTATCTGGTATGTTGATATAGAGAATGGACTAAGCCTATGGACAAAAGTATCAGACTTACTAAAGGACAACTAGAAGTTTATAACTACGTCTTAGATCCAAATAGTGAAGGTAGAGTAGTAGTCCTAAAAGGCATAGCTGGTAGCGGAAAAAGTAGAACCGTATCTGAGATAGTTAAAGACTACAAGGGTTCTGTTCTAGCCACAGCTACCACGCATAAAGCGAAGAATAACCTACAAGTAGATATAGGCATTAAAGCTTACACAACTCATAGTGCTTTAGGCTTCAATATGGTGCGTAATGGCATAGAACAGTATTTAAGCGACGTTAGAGAGCCACTACAAGCAGATCTCTTAATAATCGATGAAATGTCTATGCTACCCAATAAAGTCTATCAGAAGGCTTTAAATGGATCGTATAAGCGTATCTTATTAGTAGGAGATGAATGTCAGTTACCAGCGATAGGTCTTAGGGCTGATATTAAACCTGATGTAGAGTTCACTCTTACTGAACAAATGAGACAATCAGCTGATGACTTAGTTCTACATAGCTATTTAGAGAGCCTTAGAAGCTCTATAAAGGCAAAACAGATGCCTAACTTTAGAGAAGGCTTACCTGAGAACATTTTGCTTTATAGCTCACATAAGGACTTCTGTAAGGCATATCTTGATTGCACTTTAACTAAGAGAATACTAGCTTATAGTAATAGTTGTATAGATAGCTATAACAGAGCTTTAACTAGTGATGATCTATACTCCGTAGGAGATCTATTAGTATTAGATAAACCTATAGGCTATGCCAAGAATGGAGATATAGTTGAAGTATATGAAGCTAGTCAAGATACTAATGGTATATGGCATATCCAAGCTATCAGCAATGATGGAGAAACTCTTAGCTTTAAAGTAACTAAGAATAAGAAGCAAGAAAAGTGTATTTTAGATACTACTCTTAGAGATGATCCTGATAGCTACTGGCAAGTATCTGATCAATATATGCACCCTAAGCATATATATGCTAGCACTATACACAAGGCTCAAGGTATGACCTTAGATGAAGTCTTCATAGATGCTACAGACGTATTTAAACAGCTTACTAGAAAACCTACTAAGTATAACAACTACAATAGACCTATTAGCGTAGAGGAGTTTCTCAAACTAATGTATGTGGCTATATCTCGTATGAGATATAAAGCACATCTTTATGTAGGAGAAACTAGAAACTATAAATATCTAAAGGACAAGAAATGAATCCAATGTTAGAGAAAGTATCTAGGATGCTAGATGACTTAGCTATTAGCATTAGTTTAATTAAGAATACTATAATGCAAACAGCTAAAGGCAACATAGTTAAGGATATTGAAACTGAAAAGATACAGCCTATAGTTGAACAGAAGCAGGTAAAGAATATCTTTAGCAAACAAGATCACACATATAAGTTCTGGAGTGCGAGTGAAATAGATGCTATACACGCAGCAGCTGATCCTAGAACTCCACCTTCTCAAAAGAAACTAACCTATTTACTAGGGGTAGTATCACATAGCAGAACTAAGCAATCAGTTATAGCTATGGCATACCACTTAGGTTATTGTGTAAAGAAAGGAGTAGTTTTAGATGCTAGTTATAGACACACTAGAAGTACTAAGAGACGAATTATATTATGAAGATGATCCTATGCAAGAGGCATATTATTACTACAGCAGTTTAGAAGAAGGAGAAACAGATGAAGCCAATGAACTATCAGGAGAACTATGAAGGTTTATTACCAGAAGGTGCTTTTAGAATAAGCCCTTCTAGTGTAGCCAAGTTCAACGATAAGAAGTGGGAGTGGTATCAGGAGAATGTCTTAGGTAATAAGACGTTCTTAGGCAATACAGCTTCAGTACTAGGCACTTGTGTGCATAGAGTAGCTGAAAGCTATATTCAACTAGGAAAGGTAGATAAGAGTGAGATTTATGCTTATATTGACTCTATGAAGGACAATCCTGATGTAGATAGAGATTACGTAGCTAGTCAATTTGTACCTATGGGACAAGCTCTTATCGATTATCTAAGGGTATTTGGAATACCTAAGAGAAGTGAAGAGACAATTATCACAGAACTAGAAGGAGGTGTATATGTAGGTGGCACAGCTGATGCAGTAATAGGAGATACTCTAATAGACTTTAAGACAACATCTAAGACAAGTATCGAAGAAGGTTATATACCTAATAACTATAAGTGGCAATTACTAACTTATGCCTATATCTATAGGAAACTAGGTGTAGATATTAACAGAGTGAGAATAGTATGGATTACTAACAATATAGTCGGTAGGATAAGTGAGAAGACAGGTAAGCCTTTGAAGGATTATCCAGCTCAAGTTATACCTTGCACACATTGTATAACTGATGAAGATATGAAGTTTATAGAGGATTATCTAAAACTCATAGCAGAAACCTATCTAGCTAGTAAGAAGTATCCTGAACTAACATATCTACTATATTCAGACTATAGGTTAAAAAATGATATTTGATATTTATAGTATTGAAGATCCTAAAGAGGATAGCAGTGTAGAAGATATGTTTCTAGATCATTCTCTAGAAGTAGTTTACGAGGGTTCAGCAACTACAGAAGACATTGCTTGGCAAATAGTCTTCTTAGTTCTTAAACCTAAGTTCAAAAATAAGATATTCAACGTATATGAGAGGAGAATAAATGAGTAAAGCTATTAAGCTATTAGTTAGCGGTTATGAAGCTAGTGGTAAGAGTACTTTGACAAGTCAGATCAAAGATGCTCTGATAATTAACTTCGATAGGAAAGAATATCCTTTCTCAGTACCTCACGCTAACTTTAAAGATTACAGAGGTATGAATAGTGTAACTGACTTCATTAACGAGAAGATAGGAGCTTACAAAGAGAAGTTTAAGAAGTATCCTAAGTTCATAGTTATAGATACTGTTACACAGATGTATGCTGCAATGGCATACTACAATAGTGTTAAATACAATGGCTTTGATATCCATAAGCAAAACAACCTAGATACAGCAGCATT